TTTTTATATAATTTAGTCTCTGGACCCATTCTTTTTTTGGGGTAACGTTGTTGTCCATTTAATAATCTTTCTGAAGTTTTTCAGGTAAGATTATGCTGGATGGTTTTTGTGTTTTAATTACTAATCTGTGCGCTGTATGACCTTTATGTCCTACAATTGGCACAGAGTTTTCATGTACTTCAAGGCGTCTAACGTCAGCAAGTTTACCATTTATTTCTACAAAGACCTGAGCATTTTTAACTGCATCAGATCCTTCTGTGAATTGGGTAAGGAACTGCTGTAAGTCTTGTACTCTCATAATCCTGCTTTGGATAACATCTGCTGATAGTTATAAACTTTCTCTGCTAAAGTTTTATTCTCTCGTTCTAAGTTTTTTAATTTCTTTTTTAAGTCTATCATCTCAGGTGAGTTCAGCCCAATTGTTTTAATTAAAGTTAATTCATTCTGAGCTTCCTGCAATTTATTTTGCAAATCACCATTCAGACTCTTATGTGAACTATCTATTGTACGGATGTTATTATTCTCTTCTGTTAATCTGTCAATCTCTTTTTTTAAATCAATAACTTTCGAAGATAATTCATTCACAATAACCTTATGACCATCCAATTGATTTTGAGTTTTAATCCATTCAGACTCTTTCATTCTGAAAGCCCAAATTTCTTTTTTGTGCTGGTCAATAATAAGACTTAGGTCTAAAACGCCTCTTTCATCTTTATTTTTGTCTTCTTTCATATATTGACAATATAGGATAGTTACCTTAAATTGTCAACTATGGGATTACCAAAAAGATTAACAGAAATGCAAATGAGATTTGCCGAATTTATAATATTTGGCGGACCTGATGGACCGGTCTCACAATCAGAGGCAGCAGTACTAGCAGGGTATTCACCAAAGAGAGCAAGGCAAGAAGGATCAGAACTAATGAACCCTAGACTATCACCACTTGTGGCAGCATATATAGGTAAGCTTAAAGAAGAAAGACTTAAGAAGTTTGAAGTGACCTACGAAGGACATGTTGCAGAACTAGCTCGTATCAAAGAGGCAGCTCTTAAAAAAGGATCTTTTTCTTCTGCTGTAAACGCTGAAACAAATAGAGGCAAGGCAGCAGGATTATACATAGACAGAAAAATAATAAAAACAGGAAAGCTAGAGGATATGACAGAAGAACAACTAGAAGCAAAAATGAAACAAATTTTAGACGACTATGCGCCTCTGTTAAATGCAAAGACTGTTGATGCTGAAGCAATTGAATTACCTAAATCTTCTGAATCTTCTTCACAACCGACAAAGGAATCATCGTCCGATCTCCAAAAGTAAACGTACCATCTTCTTCCTTATCATATGATGCAAATAATTTAATTGCATGTCTATCTTTGTTGTAAAGCCAACCTTCATTAACAGGAAAACTTAATCTCATCTTATCAAATTCTTTATCAGTAGCCCAGCCCGAGTCGCTCAAGATATCAATCCACTCCACTCGAACTTTAGGGTAAGGTATGTTGGGAGCTGTGTGAGTCACAACTTGTTTTCTTCTTTTCTTAGGCATATAAGAGTTCTACCAGATAAATCACTTAATGTTAAGCAGCCTTACGCGCGCGCGAAGGCACTCCTGATATGGACATTATATAATGTCCAGTTTAAGAAAAAATGTCCAGTAAAATGTCCAGTAAAATCGATTAAAAGCATTGGTATTGCTATCTTTTTTTCTTTTTGGACATAAAGACACTTTTTTTTCATGTTTTTTTTTATTAACACTAAATTATCTGTAGAAACTCTTATAGAAAATGTCCAGTCTAATTTGTGCCATAATACTGCCTTAATATTGCCATATTCTCTTTGGCTTCAGCAACTTTATGTAACAATTTGTCAACCTCGCCTGTTATATCAGTATGTTCTACAATCACTGGTTGTGCAGAAGTCATAAGATAGTCTATTTTTAATAGAGCGTCTTCCATTTCATACTGGTATTTCACCATTAAGGTTTTATATATTTGCTCTCTCATTTGTCCTCCTTTTTAGCTAATAGATCCCCAAATCGGCCCTTCCAGCCCCATGATCCGTGGTGCGTGGTCCATGAGTCCAGATTCGCGTAGATTTTAAATCCAGCCGATGTAGCTAGATTACAGAACGCTACGTCCTCTCCTCTATAAACATGGTCTTTAAAACTTGTATCCCAAAAATTCCACATATATTTAGAAGCGCCCTCATTAACCGCTCCTATCTCTTCATTAATCAATTCAATATTTTTTTCTGGAAAATTACATTTCAATCTTGGATACTTTTGCATGAGTCTTTCAAATACTCGTCTATGAATTAACATACATCCCGCAGGACCTTCAGTTATCTCAATTAAATCCCAAGGTAATATTTTAATATTATTAGGATTAGGATAAGATACAGCATAGTTCATCACTCCAGGTTTATTCTTAACCCTATAAGGAGTACAAACAATATCTTTCTCCGGCACTAACATTCTTAGTACCGCTTCATGTGAAAACTCTACATCAGCATCAATGAATAACATATAATCACAACCAGAATCTAAAAATCCACACGTCGCTAGATTCCTGGCGTGCGTTACCAGTGATGATTTAAAAGATTTAAATTTACATTCAACTCCAGCTTTACCTAATACTGAATAAGTATCTAATAAAGACACACACGTCTCAACTCGCATAGAGTCGTAACATGGCATTGCAATATAAACTTTAGGCTTCTTTTTTTTCATTTTCAAAAATATTATCGTCAGCTATTTTAAAATTTGCAGCCAAACTAATACGTGTTACATCTGATCTAAAGTTAGTTACAGAGTGAGTTAGGTTCCATGGAAAAATAAAAAAATCTCCCACTTCACCTTTAAACGCTAGTGAGTTTGTATGAAAGTTTTGAGGATTAGCCACAAAGAAATTTAAAGCTCCGGGTCCTTCACCCGTTCCTTTCCAATCTTTTTGTTCTTTTTTAACTTTATCAGGTATATCTAATATAATCGTACTAGATAAATGACAGTTATGATGGATATGTGGTGGATTACATTCACCAGCTTTCATGTAGTTTACCCATGCAGCCGTAGTTTCAACACCTCTTAAATTTAAACCATACCAAATTTTATAAGCTGCTTGATAAGCTTTTAAATAAGGTGTTATGATTTTAGTATAAGTACCTGAGTCAATTTTGTATTCACCTTTAATGATACCGGCTAAGTTATCCGTCCAGTCTTCACCACCTTTCTCACACAATTCACGTAAAGCTTTTAAATCATCGGGTTTAATAGTTGTTTTAAATAACAACGGTCCCCAATGATAGAAAGTATATTCTAATGTTGCTTGTGTGTTTGTTGTTTCGCCTGCTTTTAAATAAGCACGTTTAGCTTTTTCTTTTTTCATTTCTTCTCCTTTGTCATTTCTTCTAACAAACCTTTTAAATCGCTTTGTTTTATTATATTTTCTTTTTCATCATGTTGTAACTCATAAAACATGTCTAGTCTTTTAAGAAATTTATGTTTCCATGAACGTAAATCAGCGTCTTTAAACTTGAATTCTTGGTAATATAGGTCAGGAGTACATACCATAATAATACCTTGTTTAATTTCTGATTGATAAACATAGTCATGTGCCATACAATACGCCGCTATTTG